GTCTGAGGATCGTAAAAAGATTGTTTCCTACCTACACAAGGCGCTGAAACCAATCAACCAACTAAGGATGATGGAAGACTCTCTGGTCATCTATCGTTTGGCCCGAGCACCAGAACGCCGTATTTTCTATATTGATGTAGGTAACTTACCCAAAGGTAAGGCCGAGGAATATATGAAAAACATTATGTCACGTTATCGCAATAAGCTTGTGTATGATGCACAAACAGGTGAGATTCGTGATGATCGTAAACATATGTCTATGCTTGAGGATTTTTGGTTACCTCGTCGTGAGGGTGGCCGTGGCACTGAGATCACAACTCTACCAGGGGGTGAAAACCTAGGTCAGATTGATGATATCCTATACTTCCAGAAAAAGTTATATCGTTCACTGAATGTTCCTATTAGTAGATTAGAGCAAGAGAATAACTTCAGTCTTGGTCGGTCAACGGAAATCAGTAGGGATGAGTTAAAGTTCCAAAAGTTTATTGATAAGTTGCGCCGACGGTTCGCGCATTTGTTCCTGGGTATTCTTAAGAAACAACTTATCCTTAAAGGTCTTATTACTGAAGAAGATTGGGATGATTGGAAACAAGACATCATTATTGACTACGTCCGTGATAATCATTTTACTGAATTACGTGATGCAGAGATGTTGCGTGAAAAGATCACAATGTTAGATCAGATGCAGAATTACGTCGGAGAGTTCTTCTCTAAGGAATTCATCTATAAGAAAGTCTTAATGATGAGTCATGATGAAGTAGAGGACATTAAGAAACAAATCGAAGACGAAAAGAAATCAGGTGATATTGCACCAGATGATGAAACGAGTGATGGTGATAACACACCGGCTCAATAATATAAGCTTTAGGAGAATAAAATGAGTGAGATTAAAGATCTAATTAGACATGCTTTGGACCAAGATTACAATAAAGCAAATGATACATTTGGTGAGATCATGAGTATTAAAATGACTGATTTGATAAACCAAGAGGAAATTAAGGTAGCAAATAGCATCTATAATGGTGTTGAAGATACCGATGATGAGGAAGAAGCCATTGAAATTGATGATGCCGATTTGGATGATATTGAAAATATCGAGGATGACGAAGTCGAAGAAGATGATGATCCCATCAGTGACGATGACGATGATGATGATGAGGACGAAGAGAGCTAATTGCTAAAATCTACTTTTATATAAATAATTATGAAAAAGTTTAATGACGTTCGCACTAGAAAAGAAAAACCTGTTTATTCAAAACGGGTTGGTGGATTTAGTGTACAGGTACGTAAAAATTCTGGCCGATACGATGCTTATGTAGACAACGATCTACTTGATAGCTTTAAAAGTCAGAATGATGCTGTAAAGGCAGCATCAGAGTTTATAAAACAATATAGGGATTAAGATGAAACTAATTGCAGAATTTCATGACCAAGATCTAAATGTTCTTACTGAAGCCAAAAAGGACGGCGGTAAGAAGTATTATATCGAAGGTGTATTTGCTCAAGCAGAGCAAAAGAATCGCAATGGTAGAGTCTATCCAAAACAAATTATGGAATCTGCTGTTGGTAAATATGTTACTGAGCAGGTTTCAAAAGGTCGATCCGTTGGTGAGTTAAATCACCCTGAGGGTCCAACGGTCAACCTTGATAAAGTTTCGCATCTCATTACCGGCCTCCAGTGGGAAGGTAATGATATTGTCGGAAAAGCCGCTATTTTGGATACACCAATGGGTAAGATTGTACAAGGTCTGCTTGAGGGTGGCGTTCAACTTGGGGTTTCAACTCGTGGTATGGGAAGTCTAGAGCGTAATAATGGCGCAATGGTTGTAAAACCAGATTTTATTCTTAATGCAATTGATATTGTACAAGATCCATCCGCACCTGGAGCATTCGTTAATGGGATAATGGAAGGTGTCGATTGGGTTTGGAATAATGGTATTATTGAAGCTAGGACTATTGAGAAGATGGAGACCGAAATTAAGAAAGCATCAAGGACTGATCTCTATGAGACACAGACGCGTGAGTTCAAAAATTTCCTCTCGTTACTCAAATCTAAAAAATAGGAGTCATAATGACTAAAGACCAAAGAATGGATCAAGTCGAACTCCACGATGAAGAGAACGATATCGTGGAAGCCGCTACTCATGATCCTAAGAATGCTGAGGCGCAATCCGTTGACTCAGTAGATAAAGCTGGTGATGCTACCGGTACCGCTAAAAAGCGGAAGGGTGACAGCACTAAGCAAGATCCTATG